ATGAGAATGTCACGCACAGGATTGAAGCGCCAGTAAACGCTGACGGCGTATTCCGTGTCGTGTGCGGAACCTGCTCTCAGGCCGTCACCGACATCGTGCCGGTAGTCTCATGACGCCGCGCCAGATTGACAATCTGATCGAGCGCATGGACGCGCACTCTCGCAAGCTAGACGAGGTCAGATCTGACGTGGACAGAATCAAGGGAGGTCTGGTGGTCATCGCCGCGCTGCTATTCAGCGTGCTGGTGCCACTAATCGCATCGCTAGTCTCTAAGTGAAGCGCGCCGCGTTCCCACTTCTGGGCATCATCTTCAGCACCCTGCTCTTCCTGCCACTTGTGCGTGCCGCCGATGGCGAGATCAGCCGGACAGTCGCCGAGACCAGCGACTACTTCGTGGTGGTCACTGAGCCTACGCTCTTCACCGCTCGCACCCTGCTCTGCGACGAGCCAGCCGTGCTCTGGTGCTCGCCGCCACCTGCAGGTCACTTCATGGACTCTGCCTTGTGGCTATACAACGCGGCAGGCTCGATCATTGCCTCCAGCGACGATGATGGCGTCTCTTGGGCATCGCTGATTCAGATCTCCCTAGAGGCAGGCTTCTATCGGCTACGCGCAGGGCGCTTCGGACCCTGCGACGCAACAGGCTGCATGCATCCAGAGGAGCCGTTCCCAGTTGGCGGCTCCTACGAGCTGCTCACCAATCTGCCGCTCGTGCTAGATCCGACGCCACCTGTGGCGTCGCCACCACCGATCCCATCCGAACTCCCAAGCGAAGAGCCGTCTGTGGAGCCGTCACCATCTCCAACGCCAGAGCCGTCACCATCTATTGAACCAAGCATTGAGCCGACACCGACGCCGGAGCCGACTCCAAGCGAGGAGCCAAGCATTGAGCCAACACCAACGCCGACCCCAGAACCAACACCGACTGCCACACCACAGCCGACGGCCACGCCTCAGCCGACGCCAGTTCCTACTCCGTCAGCTTCCCCTACTCCTGATCCCACTCCTGTTCCTACTCCTGAGCCGACACAGTCCCCTCTGCCAAGTGTAGAACCAAGCGTGGAGCCAACGCCAGAGCCAACGGCTCCACCAAGTATCATTGACGAGACTGTTGCCGAGATCGCTGCCGCTGTTGCTAGTGCAGTGGACGCGACTATCGGTCGCGTCGCCAATCTTGGCAAGGACTTATCTCCTGCCGAGAAGGAGAAGGCGGCACCGGTAGCAGTCGCCATTGTCATCAGTCAAGTTGCGAGCGCGGCTGTCGCTGCAGCCGCAACCGCATCAAGGAAGGTGAACAAGTGATCAACCGCATCATCGTGGATCTCGTAGGTGGCGCATGGACCGTGCTGGGTCTCCTGTTCGCCGTCGTGGTGCTCCCAGAGGGTTCAACGCAGGAGACGATGGCGTGGCTCTTTGGTGGGCTGACGCTGATCTGGCTTGTCACAGGACCGCTCAGGTGGAGGGAGTAATGGTGAACGCCACCGATCACATCGAGGACATCGCAGGGCAGGGCTGGACTCGCGTTGACACCGCTCCTGGCGAGTGGGTCGCACTCGTGCCAAATGAGAACAACAGCGCCTTCGGCGGCACGCTCTGGAAACTCGCCGACGATGGCAACTACTACGCAGAGGGAGTGACTGAGGGTCATCCGATCAGTGCAGCACTCGGCTTTGAGCCTGCGGCGCGTGCCGTCGCAGTCCACATCAAGAAGGAGATCGGAGGGTAGTCGTGCAGTACCGAGTCAAGTCGCAGCTCTATTCAGACGCAGAGGCGCAGAAGAAGAAGGGCGCAATCCTAGATGACTGCGGACCATCCAGCGCGGCTGCGGCCGTGTCGTGGGCGTCTGGCTACACCGCTGACTTCAGCGCGGCAGATGGCGTCGCAGCAAAGGCGAAAGCCACCGGCAAGAAAGAGAAGCAGGGCGTCTCGGATAACGGATCGTCACTCCCAGAGCTGATCAAGACCGTCAAGGTGCTCGGCGGCTCCGCTCGACCAGCGAAGTCGTGGGCAGATGCAATGGACGCAGGCAAGCAGGGCGCCGCGCTGATCATCTGGGTGCAACAGGCAGTTGGCTACGACCCTGCCGTCAAGATCTCAAAGTGGCACGAAGTCTGGAAGTCGTACTGGACAAAGACCGACCCAAAGATGGTGAAGGCAGGCTACGGCCACATGACCAGCGCAGGCTGGTCGCAGGATCTGGGCTGGCAGTGGGCATGTCCGACGCGAGATGACCGAAAGAAGTCTGAGCAGTTCGGCGTGCAGGTCACTGAGGCGCAGCTACGCGCCATCGCCTCATCCAAGGTCAAGGTCAAGCAGGCTCGAGCCGACTACAAGTGCGTGGTCATCGTCACGCATCCAGGCAAGGTCGCCGAGGTGCCTGTGGTAGCGCCAGCGAGCGCACCTGCTCCTGCTCCTAGAATCGTCGTACAGGCACCAACCAGCCACCCTAAGGAGGTCGCAATGCCCAAGGTCACTAAGACAGCCGCCACTATCGCCGACGCAGAGGCAGCCCTGCTGCGCGTTGACTGGGATGACAAGAGCAAAGAGGCAGTCTCAGCGCTCGTCGCCGCTGCAAAGGCGAGCAACGGCAAGAAGGGACTGCGCGCAAAGATCACTGCCTCCGCGATCTGGATCGTCGGCAACACTGGCATTGACGAGATGGTGATTGAAGCGCTCCGCACAGGAATCGGAACGGCGCTCGCACTGCTCCTGGCGACTGGTAGCCAACTGACAAAACTCGATGCAGACCAAGCCGACATGATCCTTGCTGGTGCAATCGCCGCGTGCCTTCAGGTCATCGTGCGCGCACTGAACCCTGACGATCCGAAGTTCGGTGTGGGCAAGGCGAAGCAAGAGATCCGCAACGGCAACGGCCTTCACAAGTAGATCATGCCTGTCGTCGTCAAGCTGCCGTTCGGTTGCTGCGACATGTGCGAGATGTTCGCTAGGGTCTGGGTGGTGGAGTCCAGCGACTTCCTCCTGTGCGGCGTCTGCCTCCGGCTCCTCGTCGCCACCAGCCTTGAGGACTTCACTCAGCCGTCCTAGGCGGCTCCCCTGGGTGGACCCTCCCCACCCAGGGGCTATACACCCTGCATAAAACATATTCAGCCCAAAGGGGCTTGACGGCTGCTCGCCGTTATCCTAAGGTGGTCATATCAGGGAGGAAACCAGTCAAACGGCTGGACCTGATAGAGGAGAAAAAGATGATCAAGGATCTCGGCAAGTACATCGCAATGAAGAGCGTGCCAGCAAAGCATGGCCAGTTTCTTCCGCGTGGCATCGTCGTTCACATCCACAAGCTCGGAGGGATGACGATCGCTGACACCGGCAGCGTCAAGGTGAAGATCACCAACCTGCAGCTTCGCCACGACTTCATCCAGTACGCACTGGCTGAGACTGTTGCGGCAGAGTCAGCGACGGTGCGCTGATGACTGACCGATTCTTCAATAGCAAGTTCGCACTCGTCGGCATCTTGGCGTTCTACGCAGCTCTTGGCTGGCTCGTAGCGCTGGAGGTGGTCTCATGAAGAGGAAGCCGCAAACGTTCAGCCGCGTCGTGAAAGGCAGGCTGGAGCGCTTCTACGATCCGACCACGCCAGACAATCGCAACCGTCCGAAGTCAGACTTCTATGGTCTGATCAAGTATGAGTCAGAGTTCCAGCGCTACCAGCGCATCTCGACTAATCGCCGGCGCTTCGCGTTGACGATCACCTTGATGCTCATCTGGACGGCCGCAGTGATTCTGTTGCAGGTGTTCTCATGAGCACACTTGCACAGGCATGGATGGTGGTCATCTGGACAATCGCAATGATCTTCGTGTTGGCACTGGGGTTGCTGGCATGAAGAAGGAGCAGTTCCGCTGCGTGTACTGCAGCAAGTTGATCCCATCAAAAGAGCGAGCGAGTAAGGTCTGTGGAATCTGTTGGGGACTTCTCATCCAGATCGCCAAGACGCAGGACATGTTTAGGAGGGGACAGTGATCAAGTGGAAGTGTTCAGTCTGCCTGGCGACGCGCCAGAGCGAGGTCAAGCCAGTTCTGTATCAGCGACTCTGCGAGGACTGCAAGGTCGAGCACTACAAGAAGCTGGTCGCCATCTACTCCGTTGAGGGTGGCTTCAGACAGGAAGAGGCGCGGCTGCTCTTGAAGCAGGCGCAGTCAGAGCTGAAGGCGTATCGCGCAAAAGCGATCGCCAAATACAAGGAGGCACACGCATGAGCAAGCGATTCGAGTTCGTCAGTGCGCCACAGCGCAGCCCAGAGTGGTTTGAGATGCGTAAGAGCGGCATCACCGCCACCGGCATCACCGCAATCAACGGCACGTCGCCGTACAAGACCGCCTATCGGCTCTGGGCAGAGTTGACTGGTCAGGTCGGTGAGCAGGAAGTCGGAGCGGCCGCACAGCGCGGTCAACTGCTAGAGCAGGCAGTCGCCGACTACTACACCGCCGAGACTGGCAAGAAGCTGCGGAAGTCCAACGGCATCGTCAGGCTCAAGGATCACCCTTGGGCTATGGCGTCGCTCGACCGGACAATCGTTGGCGACACCGATGGTCTCGTAGAGATCAAGACCTCAACGAGCAGCCGCTGGCAGTTATTCCCAGTGCCACCTGAGTATGTCGACCAGGTGCAGTGGCAGATGTTCATCACAGGTGCGTCGTACTGCGACGTCGCCGTGCTGCTCTCTGGTCTGGTGTTCCGCATTGAGCGCGTGGAGGCAGATCCTGTCTACCAGACGATTCTGTTCCACAAGGCGCAGGACTTCAGGGAACTCGTCAGGACCAAGACGCCGCCGCCGTTGACCGGCAACGACAGCGACACGCTCTCAGAGGTGAAGCCGCAGGTAAGCAACACCTACGCCACAGCCGATGAGCAGCTCGATCACATTGCACGGCTCTACATTGAGGCGAAGGCTGAAGCCGAGGCCGCTGACACGGCACTCAAGGAAATGGCAATCGCCATCAAGGAGGCAATCGCTGACGGTGAAGGCGTCAAGGGTCGCGGCTGGATCGCCACCTGGAAGACCAACAAGAGCAGCATTAAGGTGGACTGGGAGTCCATCGCTGACGTGCTCCGAGGTGTCGCTCCAGAGACCTACGCAACGAGCGTCAAGAAGTTCACTGAAGAGAAGCCAGGTGCGCGTGTGTTCCGCGTGTTCGGAAAGGAGAGCGAGTGATTGAGATTCAACTCACACCTGCCGTCCTCATCCGCGCAGAGGAGATGTACCGCACCGCGAAGTCGAGCGACACGCTGAGGTTCAGGAAGGATAAGGCGAAGGGCAACACGAGCTGGACTGGCGTGCTAGGTCAGGCTGTGTTTGAGCAGGCGCTCAAAGACGCTCACCTGCCGTTCCGATTCGTTGACTTCACGACCAACGACTACGAGGTGTGCGGTCTGAAGCTTGACGTCAAGACAAAGGCGTGGAGCAAGACGCCGCA